TAATGATTGATATTGCTGCGGAGTTCGTAGGCAATAAAGCCTTTAAGCAAGCTGATACTGCCACGGATAAACTTACTAAGAATGTCAGAAAACTTGCCGGTGCATTTGGTTTAGCCTTCAGCACTACCGCAGTTCTGGCTTTTGGCAAGGCAGCAGTGAAAGCCGCAGCTGAGGATCAAAAGGCACAGCAACAATTAGCACTAGCTCTGAAGAATGTTGGCTTAGAGCGAGATGCTGCTAGTGCAGAAGGATTCATCGCAAGACTCCAAAGCGAATTTGGAATCATTGATGATAAATTGCGCCCTGCATACCAAGGTTTAGCAGTAGCCACACGCGATACAGCAGAGACACAAAGACTTCTCAACCTTGCGTTAGATATAAGTGCTGCCACCGGCAACGATTTAAGCAAGGTGACAGCTGCTTTAAGTCGTGCATATTTAGGAAATAACACAGCACTTTCTCGCTTGGGTGTAGGTATATCCAAGGCAGATCTAAAAACTAAGTCTTTCTACGATATAACAACAGATCTAGCATCTACCTTTAAGGGTTCAGCAACAGCGGCAGCCAATACTTTTCAAGGTTCAATGGACAAGCTCGCAGTCGCTTCTGCGAATGTTCAAGAGATTATCGGTACTGGGATTATCGATTCTTTGCGCACTCTTGGTGGGAATACTGCTGTCGATGACCTAGCAAATGACATGGAAAGAGCCGCGCTTGGTGCTGCTGATTTCTTGCGTGGTTTAGCGCAAATTGGAACATTCAAGGTCAGCGGAGAAACAAAATCGCTTCTCGCTCTATTACTTACACCATTTCAGCGTTCATTGTCGGCTGGCCCATTAGGAGCAATTACTAGATTGGGAGCCGCTTCTAGAACCGCACCAAGGCCTTTTACCACTCCAATGACAATTTCAGGTCAATCCCAGCAATCTACAAAGCTCACAAAAGAGCAAGCCAAGGTTGCTAAAGAAACCTTGAAGATATCCAAAGATCAATTAAAACTTAACAAAGCCAAGGCTATCTTTGACATTCAAAAGATCCAGATTCAAGCAGCCCTTCAAGGCAAGATCAGCGAAGAAGAAAGAATCCGATTGATGCTTCTAAAAGCTATCATTGAAGAAAACATTGAGGACATCGAGAAGTACACTAGACTGCTAAATCAAATTCAAGGCAAAGTTGTAGATCTGCAAGAGACTTTGGCTGAGGTTTATTCCATGGATGCTGGCAACCCTTTCATCTCATGGGAGATGGGACTTGATGGCGTTGAACGCGCAATCATTGAGATCAATAAACAATCAATTCAACTAACAGACACGATTGCACAAAACTCATTGGCAATGGGCTTACTTGGTGGAGCATCATTCGCACAGGCTTTGTCAGGTGCGCGATACGCTGCACAGGCAGCAGCTTCAATGGGTATCACAGGAACAATCGGTGGATTACCATCTGGTGTGACAGGTGGAACAACCCCAGCTGGTGATACCAATGTGACAGTAATTGTCCAAGGTACTTTAACAACAGAAGCAGAATTAAAGCAATCTATTATCGATGCAATGAACAGTTCGGCTTTAACTGGTAATTTGGCCGTTACATCTCAGCCAGATCGTTTAGTGGCTTTGTAATGACTTTACCTGCAACTATTGGAGTCACCATCAACTTTAGTGATGGCCCAACTTACGGCTATCCCTTTACTATTGGCGATCCTGTCAAAGGTATTCTTGGTGTCTCCGAGTTAGCAGGAAGCAACGCACAATCTTTAATTATTGATTATTCTGCACAGACCACTCAGACATCAATTAGGCGCGGGCGTGATCTAATGACAGATAGTTATAATGCAGGTACTGCATCTGTAAAAATCTTAGATCCCAATGGTGACTTTAACCCACAGAATACAAGTTCTCCGATTTACGGCTATCTTAAACCTTTACGCAAAATCCAAATTACTGCTACCTATGCAGGCAGCACGCACTATCTATTTTCAGGCTATACATCTGAGTACAGATACACTTACCCAACAGGGCAGGAAATTGGCTATGTAACTATTGTTTCTTACGATGCTTTCAAGATCTTTAACCTTGCAGCAATCTCAACTGTTGCAGATGCCGGAGCAGGGCAAGACACGGGCACTCGCATCAATCGAATTCTTTCAGAACTTTCATGGCCTAACTCTATGCGGAACATTGATACAGGTGACACGATCTGTTCAGCAGACTCAGGCCAATCTCGGGTGGCTTTGTCTGCTATTCGATCCGCTGAGTTCAGCGAGTTGGGCGCGTTCTACATGAGTCCAGATGGCAACGCGATCTTTAAGAGTCGCTCTAGCACTATTGAAAGCCTAGACGATACTGCAACTGTCTTTAATCAAACAGGCGGTATTCCTTACGCTAATATCAAGTTTGCCTTCGATGACAAGCTCATTATTAACCAAGCCAATATCCAACGCTATGGCAGCAGCAATGTGCAAAGCTACACAGACTCAGCCAGCGTGGACACATACTTCTTGCACAGCACTAGCGCACAAAATCTGCCTATTGCCACAGACGAAGAAGCTCTCAATCTAGCCAAGACTTATGTGAACAGTCGCAAGGACAGCACAATCCGCATTGACTCTATGACTCTAGATCTAAGCACTCCAAACTATGCAGCTGGGGTTACAGCAGCTCTTAGCCTTGACTATTTCAGCAATGTGACTATCTCGAACATCCAGCCAAATGGCGACACAATTACAAAGACATTACAGGTTCAGGGTGTGGCTCACGACATCCAGCCTAACAAGTGGTTTACGACTTTCACCACGATGGAACCAATAACCGATGGTTTTATCATTGGTGACCTACAATACGGTATTCTAGGCGTATCTCGTCTAGCATGGTAAAGGAGCAATAATGGCAACAGGATTTCCAGCCTCAACAGGCGATGTCCTTTCAGCGGCTATGTTTAACGGCTTGGTAGCCTTTACTCTTAATAGCCAAGCAGGGACAACATACACACTAGCCTCTACTGATCAGTATCAGGTTCTAGTGGTGACATCAAATGGATCGGCTAAAACAGTTAGCATTCCAACAGATGCAACATATAACTTTCCAGTAGGTACAGCAATATCTATGCTAAATACTGGAGCAGGTCTTTTGACCATTAACGCAGTTACTTCTGGAACAACCACAGTAACTAGCGCAGGTGGCGTAAGTGCTGCACCAACAGTAGCGCAGTACAAATCAGCTGTTGCAATTAAGACTGCTGCTAATGCATGGACAGTAGTAGGGGCTATTGCATAATGATTGGCAACATTCTGCTGGGCAATATAGGTGATTTATTGCCACCGGTTCTTGCTATTGATTATCTGGTAGTAGCAGGTGGTGGTGGCGCAGGAAATAACCGCGGTGGCGGTGGCGGTGCTGGTGGCTTACGCTGCACAGTTACGGCAACTGGCGGTGGTGGAACATTAGAAACTGCACCAGTTCTTAATTTAAGTACTAATTACACAGTTACAGTCGGCGCAGGCGGTGCTGGAGTTCTAGCAAGTGTAGGCACAGGTGCTGGTGGCTCGGGTTCTAACTCGGTGTTTTCAACTATTACATCATCGGGCGGTGGTGGTGGTGGAGCTGCACTTTACACAGGTGTTATCGGTGGATCAGGTGGAGCATCAGGAGTTGCAGCAGCAGGCGGCGGCGTTGCCGTAGCAGGCACAGCTAATCAAGGTTTCGCATCAGGTACATCCACAACAGCAAGCGGTGGTGTAGGTGGTGGCGGTGGAGCTGGTGCAGTCGGTGGCAATTTTAATGGTGCTAATGGCGGCGCAGGCGGCGCAGGTGTAAGTACTTCAATAACAGGTTCTTCAGTAACTTACGGTGGTGGTGGTGGCGGTGGCGCAGGTAGCGGTGGCGCAGGCGGCGCAGGTGGTTCTGGCGGTGGTGGAGCAGGTGCTGCCCCATCTGATCCAGCAACCAATGGAACTGTCAATCGTGGCGGCGGCGGCGGTGGTACTGGTCAAAATAGCTCATACGATGGCGCAAGCGGTGGTTCAGGTATCGTAATTCTTAAGTACCCAAATGTTTTCACAATCACAATAGGAGCTGGATTGACAGGCTCGACAGCCACATCAGGAGCAAGCAAAATTACTACAATTACAGCAGGCACAGGAAATGTGAGTTGGGCATAATGGCACATTACGCATTCTTAGATAGTGACAACATTGTCACAGAAGTTATTGTCGGCATTGATGAGACCGAAACTATTGAAGGTCTAGATACAGAAACATGGTATGGCAATTTCAGAGGTCAAGTCTGCAAGCGTACTTCTTACAACGGCAACATCCGAAAGAACTATGCCGGAATTGGTTATACCTTTGATGCTACGCGAGATGCTTTTATCTCGCAAAAGTGTCACGATGAGGCAACTCTAATTGAAGCGACTTGCCAATGGGAGTGTGATAATGATGAGCATAAGACCGAAGTTATCTAAAGCAGCTGCCCAATTAAGAGAGCAGTTTGATGATTCGTTCCCAGATCGTGACCGCACATCGGATGGTTGGATCGGTGATACCCGACACGCTGCTCGCAAGTCTGATCATAATCCAGATGCACAGGGCTGGGTACGCGCCATTGATGTGGACAAAGATTTATTCAAGGGCGGAAAACCAGACATCATGGGCGATCTTGCAGATCAGCTTCGTACCTTATCCAAAGGACAAACAGACAACCGTATTGCTTACATCATTTACGATGGAAGAATCTGCTCACACATCCTTAACTGGAAGTGGCGCAAGTACACAGGGGCTAACAAACACACTAAGCACATGCATGTCAGCTTTAAGAAAAAGGCTGACAATGATAGTGCTTTTTTTCAGATACCTATGTTAGGCGGAGATAATGAACGAGTTAAAGAAGATGTCAGGATCTTGGGTAAGAGCATTCCTTGCGGCTGTAATCACACTTGCGGCATCGGGAGTGACTGACCCACAAGCTTTGATTTATGCCGGAGCAGCTGCAATCTTGCCACCGGTATTGCGTTGGTTAAATCCAAAAGACGATTCATACGGAATATCAGAGTGACACAGTCAGACTTCTTCACGCTTTACTTAGCCACCATTGTTGCACTCGGTGGCTTGTCTGGCTATGTAATTACACACTTGTTATCTGAGATCAAAAGACTCAACACGCGAGTCGATGAGATCTATAACATATTACTTGACAGGTAGCATTGTGCTATGGCAAGAAAAGCAACTAAGGCGTTAGAGGAACAAGGTTACTCAAAGCTTGATGCTTATTGCATTGGGCTTTATGAGTATTTCTGTTCGTTAAAGCGAGCAGGTTTCGCAGAGGACATTGCCATGTTCATGATCACAGAGCCGCAAGCCTATCCTCATTGGATTCTGCCTGATCCCATTGACCCTGAGAAGTTTGGGGATTACGAAGATGAGGACGATGACTAAACGCAGATACTTGGTGATTTCGGATCTACAGATTCCCTATCATCATGAGCAAGCAGTTAAGAATCTTATCAAGTTAGTAAAGCGTGAGAAGTTTGATCTGGTATTAAATACCGGTGATGAGCTAGACATGCAATCTCAAAGTCGTTGGGCACAGGGCACTAAATTAGAATGGGAAGGAACGCTCGATGCTGACAGAAGCCTTGCTCAGGATATTCTCTATGAACTCGGCACAACAGATGTCACTCGCAGCAATCACACAGACAGGCTCTACCATACGCTACTACGAGCACCTAGCCTCATTGGACTGCCAGAGCTTGAATACGCCAAGTTTATGGACTTCGCAGGACTCGGCATCCGATTCCACAAGAAGCCCTTTGAGTTTCATAGAGGCTGGGTCTTAGTCCACGGAGACGAAGGATCGATGAATAGCAACGCAGGGCTTACAGCTCTTGGTTTGGCTAAGAAGTTTGGTAAATCGGTCGTATGCGGTCACACTCACAGGGCAGGCATTAGTGCCTACACAGAAGGCCTAGGAAGCCAATACAGGACTTTGTGGGGCTTAGAGGCAGGAAATGTTATGGACAAGAAAAAAGCCTCTTATTTGAAGGCTGGGAGTGCTAATTGGCAGATGTCTGTTGCAGTCATTGAGACACATGGAGATCGAGTAAGCCCATTCTTAGTGCCCATTAACAAGGACGGATCGTTCACCCTCTACGGCAGACTCTACGCCTAGAAATCGTTATCAAGTCGTTACCTAAATATGCTTGACCATGTCAGATGAGCATGAGACTCTAAGTCTGTAAGCAACCGAGGGCGTTGCTACAGATAGGGCAAAAAAATGGCAACAATCGAGAAGATCCACAGTCATTCATGGCGCGTAGTTCGAGGACTTAGCAAAGATGGTCAAGTTCAATGGGAATGCACCTCATGTAAGGAACGCAACTAATGAACTCAATTACAATTATTGGAATCATTGGTTTATTTATAGCTACTAATTTTATCTGGTACTGGCAAGGCTACAAAGATGGTAGGCGTGAAGGTTGGCACAAAGGTCGCAACTTGGCTCGCTCTTTGGTAGATCATGCGAGCTAATGAAATCCTACTCACAGCCACAGACACGATCCGCGACCGTGGGCTTTCATACGGTCATCCTGCGGATAACCTGCAACACACAGCAATGCTGCTCTCAGCATACTTACAAACACCAATACACGACTATCAGGTGGCAGGGATCATGGTCTTGGTTAAACTTGCACGGACTAATCAATCAGCCCAACACATCGATAACTGGGTCGATCTATGCAGCTATGGCGCACTCGCAGGACAACTAGCAACAGAGGAGAATGATCTCTATGTCTAAATACCTTTTTGAGATAACACCCGATAAGCATGAAAATGAGATAAATCTTGGGATTGACATGGGTTATAGCAAGATGTATGGCAATTTAAGATTATCTTTAACCTTGTTGAAGTACACCATTCACTTCACAATAGATTGGGAACCTAAGAATGTTTAATTTAGCCGATTACGAGCCAGTAGAGGTGAGACTTGAAAAGTTTATTAAGGACTATCCAGCGTTCCGCATATCTACTGAGCTGGAAGTGGTCGAGGCTACTCGATATATTGTTAAGGCGTATCTATTTAAGAATGCTGAAGATAGCGTTGCGTGGGCAACAGGGTACGCTGAGGAAACAGTTACTAGCCGAGGGGTTAATCAGACTTCAGCATTGGAGAATTGTGAGACTTCGGCGATCGGCAGAGCACTTGCAAATGCAGGTTATGCGCCTAAAGGAAAGAGACCAAGCCGAGAGGAAATGAGCAAGGTAGTATCTGTTAAACCACTTAAGCCACCTGTTCAAGAAGTCAAGGCAGAAGATCAGGATTATTGGACTACTCCGGTGAATGAATATAACAAGGTAGTCGATGCGCCTGTCACACTTGACAAGGCTATGGAAACGATTGCAGCTGTCATGGGTACCGGAGAAGCGGTAGAAGCACCAAGCTGCGAGCATGGTCATATGCAATGGCGTGAAGGCGAAAAGAATGGCAGAGCATGGGGCGGATACTTCTGCGCTTATGCACCGCGAACAGGTGAGGCTAAGTGCCCTACGAATTGGTATCGCATGGGTAGCGATGGAAAATGGCGACCACAGGAA